GTCCGTCGCACATGCCTGCGCTGCAATCTGGCTATCATCAGGCGGTGAGCTCCAAGACCTGCTCAAGTTCGTCACTCGCATCCAGAGGCCAGACTTCAAGGGCGAGATCAAAGTCACCGTGACCGACATCGTGGACAGCTCACCCAAGATCGACCTCAGGAACACACCAACGGAGGGCTCAGCTTAGGCGCACAGGCCCGTTGGCCATTTTTGGCGGTGGTGGGTCATCTGGGGGCTCAAAGCCAGTCAGCGCCGCTCTCATGAGCCCTCAAGGGTATTGGTGAATTGGTCTTTTTTGCTGGCCAATCGCCCGAATAATCGCCGATCTCACGCACGCGCAGGTGAGGATGGCCATGAAAACAAGGAGAAAAGAAAGATGGGATATGTATTTTCAGCGTTGATCCTCGCGGCAATCACGGCTGCTGCGGTGGAGGCCTTCACCGGGTCGCTACTCAAAGCCTTTATAGCATACGTTTTGACCGGCTCTGTCGTGCTGGTTCTGTCAGTTATCGCGGCGTCAAAATGACGATGGCGCGGATCACAAAGGAGGAGCGTGAGCTGATCGATGCCGCACTGGCTGAGGGACGTGTCACCAAGGTGCCGCGGGGCGCCAGCGCTTGGCAGATCATCGAGGGTGTGACGCTCTCGCCGAACATCAGGGGCTTGGGGCGCGACAAGGTTCTCGCGTTCATCGAGCGGCGCCAGAAGATCAGGGCCATGGTCGAGGAGGGCTGGACGGACAACCGGATCATAGGCGCCTTCAGGACCGGCGAGCGTCTCGGCGCGTCCACCATCATGAAGGACATCCGCTACATCCGCTACACCATCGAGCCAGAGCTGCGCACCCAGCGGCCGCCATACGTCGCGAAGATGCAGGAGCTGCGGCGCGACAAGGTCAAGGCCGGCGTTGAGAAGGGCTGGACGGTGACCGAGATTGCCCGCAGCATCGGCAGCACCACGACCACGGTGCGGGCTGATTGCAAGTGGCTGAAGCTCGAGCCGGCGCTCGGGTACAAGGGGAAAGGGAGACGGGTATGAAGCCGGTTTCAAAGAAGCACCTGCCGATCTATCGCGAGAACCTGAAGCGCTACATCGAACAGGGGGACGAGGAGCAGGCCGAGATCCAGCGCCGGCTCATCAAGCGGATCGAGGAGGGCAAGGGATGAGGGGCCGCGCCAAGAAATTTGTGGGTCGCGGGGCGGTCTATTTGACCCTGCGCATTGAAGCCCTAGAGGCAGATCACCGCCTGATGATGAAAGCCCTGAACGAGATATACAACTGGGGCGATGCCGAGACGACAGCCGAGCGCAGCATGAAACGCATGGCCCTACATGCGATGAACCGTGTCATCACGAGGGAGACAGAGAAATGAGAGATGAGGAATATATCGCCGCTATTAACGCCGAAAGCGAACGCCGAAAATACACCACGCCCGATTTTCCGCTGACGGCTTGGACCGGCCCAGAGGTTTGGCTTCAAGCATGGCGTGATGATCCAACGCTGACACCTGCTGAACAAGTGGCCAATGAAATTCAATACGCATGGGAGGAAACCGATTAATTCAAGCGAGGGAGACAGAGAAATGATAGCCAAAGACGTGCCACAAATCACACGGGGTAAAGTCTGGTGCAAAACGTGCCGCCGCGAACAGTCGGTTGATGGTGGCGAGTGCCTTCGATCTGGCTGGCCGACATGCTGTGGCCATACCATGACAATCGACCACCCCGATACTTGGAAAGAATTGGAGGCAGAGACATGACTGGCGCACCGGAAAAGATATGGACTTGGCAAAGTCACGACAGCGCGAACGGCTGGACGATGGGAGAGTGGTATGTTGACGCTGGTCCTGACGGCGACGAAACATCCTACATCCGCGCCGACATCCACCAAGCCCTTGAGGCAGAGAACGAGCGACTGCGGCGATTTCAGGCGGAGATATTCAAGCTCGTAGACACCTATCTTCACGGAAAAGACAGCTAATCAAACAGGGGGAAAGACATGATCACGAAATTAGACAAAGCCCACGGCGAGCAACCAGCCGTCAAGGTCTCGTGCGACGGCAAGGACTGCACGCACGAGTGGACCGTCAACTGCGACTATCAGCGGACAGGCCACGGCCAGTTCGTCCCGAACACCGGGCAGGTCAACAAGAAGCTCGTTGGCTCTGGCTGGAGCGTCGCCAGAAAGAAGCAGGTGTGCCCAGCCTGCGTGGCCGCAAAGGCGGCGACCTCAAACCGGAAGCCCGCGGTCACCTCAAACCGGAAGCCTGCTTCCGATCCACCGCGGCAACCCACACGCCTTCAGAAGCGCGAGATCATGGACCTGCTGGACGAGGTCTACGACACCGACGCTGAGTGCTACCGCCGGGGCGACACCGACCAGAGCGTGGCCGACGTTCTCTCAGTGATGCCCGGTTGGGTCACCAACCTGCGCGAGGAGTTCTTCGGGCCGGCCGGTGGCAACGAGGACATCGAGGAGCTCGAGGCGAAGCTCGACGATATCGAGGCGCGGCTCGTCCATAACGTCAAGCACGGCGCGGCCATCGTCTCACGGATGGAGGCGGCGCTCGAGGAGGCAGCGCAGGCGCGCGCCGATCTCAAGAAGATCAAGCGGGCGGTGGGCGAGCGCGTCCTGTCGGTTGCTGGGCTTCACTGACATGTCAAGGAAAGCAAATCGGAAGATGGAGGCGGCAGCGATTGTTGCGGAAAGGCTGAAGGCTGAGGGCCGCTTCGTAGAGGGACTGGCGGTCCACCAACTGCGGCTGGCGTACCTCGCGTCGATGCGCGTAAACTCTCGCCGAAGCAACGAGGTGCCGCAGCTGCTCGCGTTTGCCAAAGCCTGCGCCGACCTCGACTACCTCGTATCAAAGGCTTGCCAAGCGACGGCCAAGCGTCTGGTCGAGAAGATCGGATCGCGCTAATGTGCCGCCACTCAAGACGTAAGCTCAACAGCTGGAGAGACCCATGAGCCTTAAGAAAACCATTGCCGACACACCCGACGTGCCGATCCTGCAGAAGGTCTTCGGCAAGACCCTCGAGATCATCGAGATCGTGGTCATCGTTGTGGTCGCCATCGTCATCGCCAACTTCTTCGGCCTTGGCTGATGCACATGTTCGGAGATACCGTCGAGGCCGTTGCCAACGGCATCGCCGGTCACACGGACGACATCCTGCGCCGGGAGCTGATCAGGTTTCTGGGGCAGGACTTCACCGTCGAGATGGTCAAGGCGCGTTGCGTCATGCACCACTTCGCCGATGGCTCGATGCACTTGGTTGTCGATGGCGAGCCCGTCGTCGCGATGAGCAAACTCAGCGTCACCTCAAAGACCGACGCCGATGGCAACCACGCCGTGCGGGCCCAGCGCTCGGTCAGGCGTCTAAAGTCCTGATTGCCGCACGCCCACACCTCGTGCCATAACCTCCTCGAGACTTCGAGCAGGAAGCCCCACATGACCGACATCACCGACGGCGGCCCTTGGGCTGCTTGGTATTGCATCCTCACCCCTCCTCAGCGCGAGCAGCGCGTGATCGAGTGGCTGAAGCGATACGGCGTTTATTCCTTCCACCCCGTTCAGAAGAAGTGGCGCGTGCGCCGCACTGCCAGACCCATCGCCGGGGCGAAGAGCATGGGCGACGGCCGGCACGGATACTTCCACGAGCGCTCGATCCTCCCGGGCTACGTCTTCTCCAAATTCACAGGCCTCCCCCGCTGGCACGTCCTGCGCGAGATGCCCAACATCACCGGCGTCCTTGGGCACAACGGGCAGCCGATCACCCTCAGGTACGAAGACCTCAAGACCCTGCACGACCTCAGGCGCCGGATGGACGTGCTCGACACCAGCCTCGTCAGCTCCGACATGGTCGTCTTTGCCCCGGGCGATAAGGTCCGCGTCACCGAGGGGCTGGCAATCGACGGCTTTGTGAGGGAGGTCGAGACCGCCAATCCATCTAAGGAGATCGCCTATCTCAAAGGGCTTTCGATCCTCGGCAAGCCCCTGCCGATCCCGTATCACATGCTGGCCCATGAGCCCTAGAGCAGACAGTGGCTTGATGGTATCGGCGTGTGCGCCTATGTTGTGCACCAAATCAGCGCCACCACAGGATCGTGAGTTGTAGGTCCACAGGTGTAAGACGTTTGGCCCCGGGACCAGACAATCGTCGCACCCCGGGCGCGCTGTGCGCAGCTATTCCAGAGGATCATCGCATGCCCGAAGGCAAAGACCCTGAGAACGGCCAGTTCATCGAGGGTAACGACTTTTGGAGGGTGGCCTTTGAAAACCACACCATCGGCAAGCCCCGCAAATTCAAGACCCCCGAGCAGCTGAAGGAAGCCTGCGCCGGGTACTTCGACTGGGTCTGGAACAACCCGCTCTCCGAGGAGAAAGTCTTCAACGGCCCCGACGGTATCGTTCGCGCCACCGTCGACAAGATGCGGGCCATGACCATCATCGGCCTGTGCAACCATCTCGGCATCGGCGAGCGGACATGGCGCGACATGCGCGACACCCGCGAAGACCTGCAGGGCGTGATCGAGTTCGTCGAGCAACTGATCAAGCAGCAGAAGGTCGAGGGCGCCATGGCTGGCCTGCTCAAAGAGACCATCGTGATGCGCGAGCTCGGGATGCACGAGACCACCAGACTGGCAGGCCACGACGGCCAAGAGCTCAACATCATCGACGACTGGTCGCAGATGGAGATCGCCCGCCGCTTCGCGTTCGTACTGGCCCAGACCTTCGACCAAAAACAAAAGCAACTGGAGCATACCAATGGTAATAGCGAAACCAAGCAACCAGCTGAGTGAGCGCTCGACCGTCACGGTCGACACCGGCGCCACGCAGTCTGCGATCATCAACATGGCCGGCCGGCACCCCGTCGGCATCTTCATCCCGGCAGAGTTCAATGCAGGCGCGATCACCTTCGAGGTCGGCTACGACGGCACCACGATGTTTGATCTCTACGACAACGCCGAGGCCGTGTACGACATCGCCATCCCGGTCGTCGGCGCCATGATGCAGATCGATCCTCAGCTCTTTCGCGGCGCGCTCTACATGCGCCTGACCTGCGCCGTTGCCCAGACAGCCACGCCGACGGACTTCGTCGTGATGTTCGCTGAGCCCAACAAGAACTTCTGATCCCACACCCGCCCCCATGGACCTTCAGGACATCGTCGGGGCGCTGACCGGCCTCCCTCAGCCTCAGCAGGACAGCATCAGGAAAGACCTCGTCAGAACGACGGGGGCGAACAAGTTCATCCCAAGCCCCGGACCCCAAACCGATGCTTGGTTCTGCAAGGCCGACGTACTGCTCTACGGCGGCGAGGCAGGCGGCGGGAAGTCTGGATTGCTCTGCGGTCTGGCTCTCGAAGCACACAGGCAGTCGCTCCTCGTTCGACGCAATGGTGTTGACCTCGAGGGCGGCGGCGGACTGATCGAAGACCTGCTGCGCATCTACGGAACGCGCGACGGGTTCTCGGGCAAGCCGCCCCCAACGCTGAAGACCATCGACAACCGGATCATCACCTTCGGCAGCTGCACCAACATCGGAGACGAGCAGAAGTATCAGGGCCGAGCCCGCGACCTCCTTGGGGTCGATGAGGCCACCCAGTTCGCCGAAACCCAGATCCGGTTTCTCATGGGCTGGGTCCGCACGGTTCACGAGGGACAGAACACCCGGGCAGTGCTGGCAACCAACCCGCCGATGTCGGCAGAGGGCGACTGGATTATCAGCATGTTCCGGCCGTGGCTGGACCCGACACACGACAACCCGGCCAAGCACGGCGAGCTCAGGTGGTTCATCACCGTCAAGGACGGCTACTCGACAATCGACATCGAGGTAGACGGCCCCGAGACAGTCCAGCGCAACGGCCAAGAGCTGATCCCGTCCAGTCGCACGTTCATCCCGGCCAAGCTGCTGGACAACCCGTTCATCGTCACCCGCGACTACCAGAAGCAGCTCGACGCCCTGCCCGAACCCTACCGATCCTCGGCGCGCGACGGCAACTTCATGGCCGCCCGGGTCGACAAGGCTTTTCAGGTGATCCCCACACAGTGGATCAGGGAGGCGCAGGAGCGCTGGAAACTGCAGGCCGAGCAGCGCGGATACAACGAGCCACCCGAGCACGCGCCGATGAGCTGTCTGGCGGTCGACATCGCACAAGGCGGCAGCGACCAGACGATCCTCTCGGCACGCTACGACGGATGGTTTCAGGACTTCGACACCACACCGGGCGATCAGACGCCCACAGGAAACGAGGTGGCCGGCCTCATCATTGCAAAGCGGCGCGCTCAGTGCCCCATCGTCCTCGATATGGGCGGCGGATACGGTGGCGCAACACTGCTCAGGCTGCAGGACAACAGCGTCGAGCCGATCATCAAACACAAGGGCGCCGAGGGCACAGCGCGACGCACGGCCGACAAGACGCTCGGCTTCTACAACAAGCGGGCGGAGGTCTACTGGAGACTGCGCGAGGCGCTCGATCCTGCACAGGACGGCGGCGCCGATGTCGCCCTGCCCGACGATCCAGAGCTGACGGCCGACCTGACCGCGCTCGAGTACGAGATCGGCACCAGCGGCATCAAGGTGACCCCGAAAGACAAGATCGTTCAGAAGCTCGGACGATCCCCGGACAAGGGCGATGCGATTGCGATGTGCAACGCGAACGGGCCCAAGCTCATGACGCACGGCAACCAATGGCGCGAGTATTCAAAGCAGCACGGCCACAACGCCAACAAGCAAGTCAACGTGGTTCAGTCACACATGGCAGCGAGGAGACGACGATGAAGAAGCAAGAGATGATCAACAAGCTGGCGGCGCTGGGCGTAAAGGTCCAAAAGCCCATCAGCGTTCCAGAGCTGAGGAAGGCCCTTCAGGCCGCGCAGCACGACACGTCCAAGCCCGGTGCGTACATCGGCAAGATCGACATCACGAGCGCCATCGGAGCCAAGCAGCCGAAATGACCGAGGACGAGATGATCGCCTCTTACGTCAGTGAGATCATGGTGGCGAACTTCGAGATGCCGCTGTTCCTGATGGACCCGCCCCCCATGCAGATCGCCAAGCTGCAAGACGTCTGGCGCATCGCTTATGACCCCAAGACAGGAGAGCTCCGATGAGCAACATGTTCAAGACACCCCCCGCCCCGAAGATCGAGCCGGCAGCCCCCATGCCGCAGGAGAGCGAGATCGCCAAGGCCGCTCGTCGCAAGATGCAGGGCGAGCAGAAGACCGAGGGCGCGAGGTCCACGATCCTGTCGTCCGGCGGTCGCGAGACCCTCGGCGCGTGATCCCGTTCCTCCACCTCAACCAGCTTTGGATCGCCCGCCAGAACGGCTGGGTGGAGGGCGTTGACTACTACCTCATCAAATTCCTCCCGAGGAGCTGACATGCACCAAGATGCGAAGTCCCTGATCCGGCGCGGCGATCAGCTGTTCTCGGCAAAGAAGCCGCTCGACAGCCGCAACCAAGAGATCGCCGATAACTTCTACCCGGAGCGGGCAGACTTCACGGTGCGTCGTGACGTCGGCACCGACTGGGCCGAGCACCTGATGACCGGCTACCCGGCGCAGATCCGGCGCGATCTGGGCAATTCGCTCGGATCGATGCTGCGACCGGCCGCAAAGCAGTGGTTCAACATCGGCATCGAGGGCATGGACGAGCTCGATCACGACGCCAAGATGTGGGTGCAGATGGCAACGCAGACACAGCGCAATGCGATGTACGACAAGAAGACCATGTTCAAGCAGGCGACCAAGCAGGGCGATCACGACTTCGCCACGTTCGGAGGCGCCTGCATCAGCGTTGAAGTCAATCGCCGCGACATGACCCTGCTCTATCGCTGCTGGCACCTGCGCGATGTGGCATGGGCAGAGGACGCCTACGGCCAGATCGGCGAGGTCCACCGCAACTGGAAGCCCACGATCTCAGAGCTCTGCCAGTACTTCCCCAAGACGATCCACCCCAAGGTCAAGGCGCGCAAGGACAAGGAGCCCTTCGCCTGCATCAACGTCCGCCACGTCGTCGTGAAGTCCGAAGACTACATGGACAGCAAAGGCCGCAGCGCGCGCCAGCCTTGGATGAGCCTGTTCATCGACATCGAGAACCAGCACATCCTCGAGGAAGTCCCGAGCTGGACACGGCGCTACGTCCTGCCGCGGTGGGCAACCATTTCGGGGTCGCAGTACCCATATTCACCCGCCGCTTTAATAGCCCTGCCCGACGCCCGCCTTATTCAATCAATGACACTTACGTTGCTGGATGCCGGTGAGCGTGCCGCCAACCCGCCCATGGTCGGAGTGGCAGAGGCAATCCGAGGCGATCTCGCGCTCTATGCCGGCGGCTTCACGGCCGTTGATGCTGAGTACGATGAGCGCCTCGGCGAAGTTCTGCGGCCGATCTCGCAAGACAGCCGGGGCCTGCCGTTCGCAGTCGACATGATCGACCGCACCGGGGAGATGATCAAGAACGCCTTCTTCCTCAACCAGATCACCATGCCGCCCCACGGCGGTGGCCCGGACATGACGGCCTACGAGGTCGGCCAGCGCGTGCAGGAGTACATCCGCAACGCCCTGCCTTTGTTTGAGCCCATGGAGGACGAGTACAACGGCTCGATCTGCGACATGACCTTCGAGGAGCTGATGCGCAACGGCGCCTTCGGCCCACCGCAAACGATCCCCGAAAGCATCCGCGGCCGGGACGTTCGCTACCAGTTCGAAAGCCCACTGCACGAGATGCTCGACCGCCAGAAGGGCCAGAACTTCCTCGAGGCCAAGGGTCTCATCACGGAGGCCGCGCAGATCGATCCAAGCTCGATCCACGTCATGGACTTCAAGAAGACACTTCGCGACGTTCTCGGCGGTATCAGCACGCCCGAGAAATGGCTGCGCTCGGAGGTCGAAGAGCAGGCGCTCATCGATGCCGACAATCAGGCGCAGGCAGATGCCAACCAGATGGCGCAACTGCAACAGGGAGGCGAGGCCGCTGCCAAACTCAGCCAAGCCGCCCAGAACTTCGCACCTGCTGAGTAAACGACAATGGGGGACACATGTCGGAACGCCAACGGCCCAAGCCCGCGTGGCTGGGTAACCCGCGCAAACCTGCGTGGGTGCCGCCGCCTTATTCGTCTGACGACGTCGCGGCACTGAAATCTGTGTGGGCCGGCAAGGCCACCGCAGGACAACAACGGCAGGCCTTGGAGTGGATCATCGTCCACGCCTGCCAATACGGGGAGCTCTCCTTTCGCTCAGAGGGAGACGGCGGTGCACTCGAGACCGCCTTTGCTCAGGGCCGCTGGTTTGCGGGCCAACAACTCCAGAAACTGATCGGGCTCGATAACCGCCTGATCGCTATACTAAGGGACAAAGAAAATGCCGGAACAAACACCCCAAGAACCGCAGGCCACGCCAGCCCCGGCGAGCAGCTCGTCGACCCCGATAAGCACGACCGATCAGGCTCCTGATGGGACGATCCTCGGCGGAGGCGTACAGGCTGACGCCACACCAGCAGCTGGCGGCGACACCGACTGGCGCGCTGTGCTGGCAGGAGACGACAAGGACAGCCTCGCAACCCTCTCTCGCTTCAAGAGCAGCGGCGACTTCCTCAAGACCTTCACCGAGGCACAGGCCACGATCCGCTCAGGCAAGCACAAGGAGGCAACCGCTCTCAGCGACCAGCCGACCGACGAAGAGCTCGCGACCTACCGCAAGGAGAACGGCATCCCGGGCGACCCGAAGGGCTACCTCGAGGGCCTGCCCGACGGCCTCGTGTTCGGAGAGCAGGACGAGGGCATCCTCAACAGCTTCCTCGAACGGGCCCACGCCGCAAACCGCTCGCCCGAGCAGGTGCGGGATGTGCTGGACTGGTACGCCAACGAGATGATCCCAGAGCAGGCGGCCGCACAGAAGGTCGCCGACGACAGCAACCGCCAGACCACCAACGAGGAGCTGCGCGAAGCGTGGGGGTCAGACTACAAGGCGAACCTGAACACCGGCCTCAACTTCCTCAAGAGCACAGCGCCTGTGGATGATGAGGGCAACAGCACGGCCGACCTGATCCTCAATGCCCGACTGGGCGATGGCACTCTGGCCGGCGACAACAAGCACTTCTTGGACTGGATCACCGGCATGGCCCTCGAGGCCAATCCCGCCGGCTTCATTGCACCGGGCTCCGGCCTGACCAACGAGCAGTCCATCGAGAACGAGATCACAGAGATTGAAGGTCTGATGCGGAGCGACCCGCCGACCTACTTCAAAGACAACGCCAAGCAGGAACGCTTGCGCACGCTATACGACGCCCGCGCCAAATTCGGCACACAAAAGGCTTCGTGACCGAGGGGCCAACCCGGTCTGACCGGCCCCCCTCACCCCCGCAAACCCCCGCCCTACAATCGCCCCGGCAAAGCAGCGGCCAACCCGTGTCTACGGCCCCGCAACTTAACGCTGGCTAACCGAGAGAAAGGCTTAATCGGAAAGCTCATTTCAAGGAGTATGAGCTATGGCAGAAACTGCCTTCCAAATTCAGTATCGTCAGGAGATGATCGCCGGTTTCGAAGTAAACCAGTCACTCCTCCGCGATGCTGTCACCACAGAAGCCGTGATCAAAGGGAACCAAGCTGTGTTCCTCGTCGGCGACAGTGGTGGGGCCACAGCCGTGACACGCGGCGTTAATGGCCTGATCCCGGGTCGGGCTGACAACCTGAACCAAAACACCGCTACTCTCATCGAGTGGCACGACAAGCCCATCAAGACAGGCTTCAACATCTTCGCTTCGCAGGGTGACCAGCGTTCGTTGATGCAGAAGACCTGTATGTCTGTGATGAACCGTCGCATCGACGACGACGTCATCACCGAGCTGGCCACAGCCACCCAAACTCTGGGCGCTGCAACCACGTTCGATCTGGACTTGGCTGTTCATGGCAAGACCGTTCTGCAGAACAACGACGTTCCGTGGGACAACCAAATCTACGCCCTGATCACGCCAGCTGCAGAGGCATACCTCCAGCAGGTCGCGGCCTACACATCGAGCGACTTCGTCGACATCAAACCCCTTCCGGGCGGCGATGGTTGGACGGACAAGCCGAAGGTCAAAGACTGGCTGGGCGTCAAGTGGATCGTCCACCCGAACCTTCCCGGTAAGGGTACGGCATCCGAGACCTGCTTCATGTTCCACAAGTCCTCAATCGGACATGCTGCGAACACGGGCGGTCTGATGACCGCAGTGGGCTACGACGAGGAGGACGATTACTCCTTCGCTCGTTGCTCGTGCTTCATGGGCTCAGTGCTGATGCAAAACTCCGGCGTGGTCAAAATTGCCCACAACGGTTCTGCATACGCAGCTGTGTAAGGGAGAGTAGAAAATGGCTTACGCTACAACTAACCCTCCGCAGAAACTGGCCGGTGGCATCGGTGGTGGTCGTTCAGTCTGGGTCTATGGCTCGACTGACGCGAACGCTGCTGTTGTTGGAGCTGGTTACTTCACGGACGGGTCTGATCTCGGCATGAAGGTCGGCGACGTCGTCCTCATTGCTGATGATACGACACCGCTCGGCACAATCGCCGTCGTCTCTGCTGTTACAGCAGGCGGCGCGGCAACCGTGACCGGCGCATAACCAATCAGAAGGGCGGCTCCTCACGGGGTCGCCCTTTTGCACATCCAACCCACCAAAAGGACCAACGCTCATGGCCACGAAAACACCACAGAAAACCAAGCCTGCCGAACCAGAAATTCTCTCGGAGAAGGAGGTGGCAATGCAAGATGCGCGCGCAGGCGCACTGCAGGAGCTCGCCGACGCCGAGGCCGAACTCGACAAGCGGGAGCTCGCCGACGAAAAGGCACGGATTGAAAACCCCGCGTATCACGTCGACATGGACGAGCCCGAGAAGGCCCCCGAGCCCGTCGGCCACGCCAAGCAGCCAACCCGCCTCACATCGATGGAGCACGCCGTCATGACGTGGCACCACGTTGCCGAACCGGGCGAGCCTGCTGAAGCCTTCGGCGTTCCCGCCAGCTGGGCGCACGTCGCCAAGCAGCTGCAGGTCGGACACGAGATCGTCGTTGTCGCTGCAGAAGGCACATGGCGCCTCCACCTCTACGTCCGCGCAGTCGGTCGCAACGAGGTGCTCACCGGGCTCATCGCCTTCACCAAGTTCGGCGCTGCGGAAACTCTGAAAGACGACACTCCGTACATCACCAGCTGGCGCGGGCCGGCGAAGAAGTGGACGGTCGTCTCCAAGGAAAGCAACCTCGTCGTGAAAGACAACTTCGCGACGCAGGAAATGGCGGCCGCTTGGATCAGCAACCACCTGAAAGCATTGGCGGCATAACATGGCAATTTCTGCGGACATCAAACTGGACATCTACAACGGGGCGCTCCTGCGCCTCGCAGCGCGCAAGCTCGCCTCGGTCTCTGAGAACAGGGAAAGCCGGCGCGTTCTTGACCAGTATTGGGGTGCGCAGGCCAAGCTCGTTTCATATGCACTGGAGCGCGGGGACTGGAACTTCGCGCTCCGATCACGCGAGCTCGAGCCGGAGACAGCGGTTGAGCCGCAGTTCGGCTGGACCTACGCCTACGAAAAGCCGCTCGACTTTCGGCGCCTCTCTTCCCTGAGCGGGGATGAGCGCTTTCAGAGCCCCCTCACTTACAATGGCTACGCCGACGAGGGCGGCTACTGGCTGAGCGACGCCTCGCCGCTCTACGTCCGGTACGTCTCCGACGACACCGACTTCGGCTTCAACAGCGGCGTGTGGACCGAGGGCTTCATCGACTACCTCGAGGTGCGCCTCGCTTGGCTCAGCTGCAACCGGATCACCAACGACACCAACCTCAAGATGCAGCTCGACGGCGACATGAAGAAAGCCCTGCAGAACGCCAAGTCTGTCGATGCGATGGACGAGGGCGTCAAGTTCCTGCCGCGCGGCCAATGGGCACGCTCGCGGTCCTCCCGCATGGGGTATAACAAAGACCGGAGCAATTCACTGCCATGAACAGCGACGTCACCCTCGCGGTTTTCAATCGGGGCATAGTCTCCAAGCGCGTCCTCTCTCGGGTGGACGTCAGCCGCATCGCGCTGTCGGCATCGATCCAGACCAACTGGATGCCGCGCACCTTGGGGCCGATGACGCTTCGGCCGGGGCTCGGATACCTCGGGGTAAACCTCGACGACGGGGCCAACATCCCGTTCGTGTTTTCCAACGACGACAACGCAATTCTGGAGTTCAGCCCCGGCGTGTTGCGGATCTGGGATATGGGCGACGATCTCGTTCGGCGCACTGATCGCGGCACCACCGTGACCAACGGCACCTTCGACGTCAGCATTGCAGGATGGACCGACGCTGATGAGGCCGGCGCGGCCTCGACGTGGGCCACCGGCGGATACATGCAGCTGATCGGCACAGGCTCCGGCTTTGCGCGCCGTCGCACCACAGCCGCTCTCGACATCGCCGTGCGCAACAACGATCACTACCTCGACATCGTGGTCGAAAAGGGCTCAGCCTTGTTGCGTGTTGGCACCTCAGCCGGCGCCGATGACCTGTTCCCGCAGTCCGTTTTGCGCGCAGGCACACACTCGATAGCCTTTGATCCTGACGGCGCCGCAACCGTGCACATTGAGCTGTCCACAAGCCTGACCTACCCGGTGCTCATCGACAGCTGCCAGTTCGTCCTCGCCGGTGGGTTTCTCGAGCTGCCCACGCCCTACGACACCGCCGAGAAATGCAAGAGCCTGCGCTGGGATCAGTCGGCCGATATCCTGTATATCGCCAGCGCCGACGGGCAGCAGAAGCGGATCGAGCGGCGCGAGAACAACAGCTGGTCGATTGTCGACTACAACTCCAACGATGGACCGTTTCTCAGCGAGAACCTCGAGAACATCCTGCTCACGCCCACGGCCCTGACAGGCGAGATCACGGTCACCGCCTCCACCGCGATCTTCGAGCCGGGGCACGTCGGCTCAACATGGCAGCTGACATCGGTCGGCCAGTCGGTTGACGCCGCCCTCTCAGCACAGAACACCTTCTCCGATCCCATCTTGGTGACGGGCACCAGCACCGGCCGCGCGCTCTCGATTGCGATCACGGGCACATGGACCGCCACCGTCACACTGCAGCGCAGCATCGGCGCCATCGGCAGCTGGGTGGACGTCGAAAGCTACACGGTCAACACGACCAAGACTTTCAACGACGGCTTCGACAATTCGGATATTTTCTACCGCGTCGGGATCAAGACCGGCGACTACACATCAGGCACCGTCGACATCGATCTGGACTTCCCAAGCGGATCGATCACCGGCGTCTTCCGGGTCACCGGCTACACCTCTGGCACGGACGTCACGGCCGACGTCCTGACCGCGCTGGGCGGCACCGATGGCAGCGACCAGTGGCGCGAAGGCGCGTGGTCCGACGTTCAAGGCTGGCCGACCGCGGTGGCGTTCTATCAGGGGCGCCTGTGGTGGGGCGGCAATGGCCGGCTCTACGGCTCTGTCTCGGATAACTTCACCAGCTTCGACCCCGACTTCGATGGCGACGCTGGGCCGATCAATCGTGCGGTCGGCGATGGTCCGGTCAATCAGGTCAACTGGCTCCTGCCGATGGAACGCCTCATGGCGGGCACCGATCAACGCGAGCAGTCGATCCGGTCGAACAGCTTTGACGAGCCGATCACCCCCTCCAACTACAACTCGAAAGCAACGTCGACAAAGGGCTCGGCGCCAATTCCCGCGTCCGTCTCCAACTCCATCGGCTTCTTCGTCGGCAAGAACACGACCGACCTCTACGAGCTCCGGTGGGATGGCGCGCAGTACGCCTATCGCCCGGTCAAGGCCACGCTGCTCGTGCCTGACCTGAACAGCATGGGCATCGTTCGCATCGCCCACCAAGAAGAGCCAGATGTGCGCCTGCACGTCATCCGCACCGACGGCACGGCCGCAGTGCTTGTGCGTGACGAGGCCGAGGATGTGATGGCTTGGGTGCAGGTGGAGACAGACGGTTTCATCGAAGACGTCGTGGTTCTTCCGGGCATCATCGAGGATCGCGTCTTCTATCGCGTGCGCCGGGTGATCGACGGCAACACCGTGCGCTACCACGAGGAGTGGGCGCGCGAAGATCAGTGTCGAGGCGGTGTGAACAACCTTCAGGCCGATAGCTTTGTGCAGGTTGGCTTTGCGCCAGCTGGTCTAACGATCCCGGCGGGCCTCGGTCACCTTGAGGGTGAGACGGTTGTCATCTGGGCTGAGGGCAAGGATCGCGGCACCGGCGTGGTGTCTGGCGGAGCGGTGACGGTCACCGATGGCGGCGAAAACTTCGAGAGCGCCGTCGTGGGCCTGCCTTACACAGCCGACTATCAGTCCGCAAAGCTGGCCATGCAGACGCAGGCTGGCTTCGACCTGACCCGGCGCAAGTCCATCGCGGAGATGGGGCTGCTGCTCACGGACACGCATTATCAGGGGCTCCAGTACGGCCCCGACTTCAACAGTCTCGATGACCTGCCCCTCGTTGAGGAGGAGCTCGAGACGCCGGCCGACACGATCTGGGATGAGTACGATCAGGACATGATCGACTTCCCCGGCGACTGGGACACGGACAGCCGCATCTGCCTCCGGGCATCGGCGCCACGTCCCTGCACGGTGCTCGCAGTGGTGCTCGAAATTGAACGGCAGCGAAAGTAAGTCCAGACCGGCCACGCGGTCGGACATCATGGCCTTCTTTGGCCAGTTGCCACCGCTCACAGTGCGGGCGCGCGTTCTCGAGGTGGACGGCAAGCTGGCCGGCATTGCCGGGTACTGGATGGCCGGCGATCAGGCGGTGGTCTTCAGTGACATCGCCGAGGATGTGACCATCCCCAAGCTGCGCATCATGCGCGAGGGGTTGGCCTTTATGAAAGAGCTGGACGTTCCAGCACGATGTCTCGCAGATGAGGGTTCGGGCGCCTTCCTTACCCGCCTCGGGTGGGAGCACATCGGAACCAGTGACGAAGGGGAAGTTTATCAATGGCAATGCTAATTCCGACGATGATACAGGCGGCCGGCACGTTCAGCACATGGATGGCGACATCAGGTGTTGGTGCGGCGCTCACCGCCGGCTCCGCAGCGATTGGCACCGTGGGTGCAATTCAGCAGGGCAACGCGGCGATGAAGTCTGCGCGCTACCAGAACGCTCTGGCAGAAAAGCGCGCGGATGAAGAGCGGGCGACCGCCTCCAAGAAAACAGCCGAGATGGTGCGGCGCGGCAAGCTGGTGGCCTCCCGGGCTCGGGCGGTTGGCGCGGCGTCTGGCGGCGGCGTGGATGTCGATCTGGCTGGCGACCTCGAGGAGGAAACCCAGCGCAACGCTCTCAATGCAATCTGGGAAGGCGAGAACCGGGCGCAAGACCTCGAGCAGCAGGGCGCGGAGGCGCTCTATGAGGGCAAGAACAAGAAGCGCGCGAGCGTGATCCAAGCCGGCACGACACTGCTCTCAGGTGCGGCTGGCATGAGCCGCTACGCGCCAGCGGCCCCAGTGACCTGATAAGGAACGATTGACCATGGCAAAGCTCCCAACAGTGGCAGACTTGGGCGGGCGCTACATCCCGAGCCCATCGACTGGCGTGCGCGGCCTGCGTGGCGGCGAGGCTGTCGGACAGGCTGTGGCGCAAGCCGGCAAGGTGGTCGGCCAGATCGGGGACATGATCGGTGACCGCGAGGCGACGGCGGCCGCAAAGGAGCGCGACACATACATCGCCGACCAGCTGCGCGATCTGATCTACAACCCAGAGACCGGGTTCGCGAACCAGAAGGGGCGCTCCGCTCTCGATCAGCAGGCAGCCCTCGACGAGGCGCTCACGAAGCTCCAAGACGAGGCGATGTCCGGGCTGAACCAGATGGCTGGCGACAAGCTGTCACCGCAGCTCGCGAGACGCATGGAAGGCGCACGAGACACAGTCGCGCGGCACACATCTCAGCAGCGTGACGTGTGGATCGAGGGCGCATCCGAAGCGCGCATCCTCTCCGCTCAGCAGGACGCCATCGTCGACCCATCGATGACCGCCGCATCTCTCGCGACGATTGAGGGTGAGGTAGTCGCGTGGCAGGCGCGCAACGGCAAGACAGCAGAGGAAGGGCAGCTCGAGCTCCAGCGCCGCACCTCAGGGCTCTACGTCGAGCAGATCGAGACGCTGTCTGCAGACGACCCGGAGGCCGCCTACGAATACTTCAAGGAGCAGAAGGACAAGATCGCGCCAAACGTGGTCAACGACTTGGAGCCGCGCCTGAAAAGCGAGGCCGCCACATCGAGAGGCCGGCGTCGTGGCTCTGAAGCCTACGAGGCGTGGAGCTCTGGCAGATCGCCAACGTCACCATCGACCCCGGGCTCAACGGCTGGGCGGATCGTCGCGGCCGGCGCCGGGTACACCACCATCGAGATGGCGGACGGTACTGTGGTGCGACGCGAAGGCACCCGGGCATGGCGCAACAACAACCCCGGCAACATCGAGTATGGCGAGTTCGCCCGCTCACAGGGCGCGGTCGGAAGCGACGGCCGCTTCGCGGTGTTCCCGACGTATGAAGAAGGACGTGCAGCAAAGCGCTCGCTCCTTTTCGAAAGCAGCTCTTACAAGAACCTCTCCATCGAAGACGCGATCAATCGCTACGCGCCGCCAACGGAGAACAACACCAACAGGTACACGGCCGCCGTCGCAGCAGCTGCCGGCGTTCCCGCTGGCACACCGATGTCGAGCCTGAGCCCGCTTCAGCGCAACATGGTGCTGGATGCGATGGAAGCTGTCGAAGGGTTCAAACCCGGCAGCGAAACCACAGCAGACGGCGGCACGGTGCAGGCATCGGCCCAGCAGACAGACTTCGCCGGGGAGGTGGGCTCGGCCGAGGACGTGGAGATGATGCTCCGCGACATCGAAGACCCCGACGAGATGGCCGCAGCTGTGCGGGAGTTCAGCGCGCGCGTCGGCCTCGAGCGCCAGAACTCGACCGCCCAGAAGAACGAGACAGTGCAGGCAGCCCTCGATGCAATCTGGAAGCAGGGCACGCGCCCAGAGGACTTGCCGCTCGAGATGCAGCGGACGCTCAAGGAAAACGGCCTGTGGGAGAGCATCGGCACCGAGTACATCGCAAAGGCCAACGGCGTGCAGCAGTACAACGACGCCGCGTGGCTTCAGGAAAACTACTACTCGCTGCCCCCGGATGAGCGCCTGCAGGTCGACTTGGCCGGCCTGAAGGAGCACATGAATTACGAGACATGGTCGGCCGAGGCCACCGCCCGGGCGAAGGGGACATCGGTGGGCCCATCGCGCACCACCAACGACGTGATCAAGAACCAGCTCGCCGAGTTCGAAATCGACGTGAACAACGACACGGACGAAGACAACCGCAACCGGGTCCGCGCGTTCTGGGGCAACTACGATCAGTCTGTGGCTGAGTTCACACGCGAGAAGGGCCGCGCTCCAAACGACAGAGAGGCGCAGGAGCTGGTGAAGGACGTGACGGCCAGCTGGGACTTGATGTTCGTCGACACGCTTGGACCGTTCAACAAGGTGACGGCCGGCGCTGCGTTCGAGGTGATGACCCCTGACAACCTCGCAGCTCTCGGCAAACGGCTCGACGTTCCCGCGACAGACGTGGCTCTGGCCATCGCCTTCATGCAGGATCGCGGCATGGCAATGGACGAGGACACGCTTGAAGCTGTTCTCGCAGCTGGCGCCTGATGCCGTTCGATCCGATCAAGGCGCGCGACGCGCTCGACGCAACCCCGGGCAACATCCCGGCCGAGAGTGTGCCCCAGCCCGCGCCTGAGGCGGCGCTGGGCGGCTTTAACCCCGAAAAGGCCGCACAGGCCCTGAACGCGCCAAAGGCTCCCAGCCTCGCTCCTGTGGCGCGTGTGGTGTCCTCTGGCCCGACAGCCGATCAGGAGGCCGCAACCACGCAGCTGGCGCGCTCGATGGGCGTCCAGCCGGAGACCGTGCGTCGCAAGCCGGAGGAGGTCAAAGCGCTGAGCGTCCAGCGTCAGTTCGAAAACGCGCCACCTGCCCTGCGCGCAATGCTGCAGGACGTGGACTTTGCCCGCCTCGCTCAGGATGACATCGAGAACCTGACCCGCTGGTCCGACGCGACGTTTTCCCGGGGCGTTCAGGCCGGAACCGTCGGCGCCAAGATGATGGGCGCAGGCCTCACGGCCGTTCCCAAGATGGGCAACTACAAGGACAACCTCGCGCTCTCGGACGTCTACAGCAAGATCGAGGCTGCCGGCGGATCGATAGACCTCGAGGAGCTCGGCATCACCAACCCGATGTCGATGGAGGCGTCCTTCGCTCAAGGCTACATGAACGCCACGCCAGTCGAGCGGCAGGCAATGGCAAGCGCCGCAGTCGCAGCTATCGCCCGGGACAAAGAAGCGCTGACCGAGCTGCAGACCCAGATGCAGGCATACTCGAAGGAAATTCAGGCGATCACCGGCGACGTGCCGAACTTCACCGACATCGAGAGCGCCAAGGGGTTCTCCGACTGGCTGGCCTTCAATGCAGGTCAAGCGATCCCGTACATGGCCATCACGGCTCTTGCCGGCGTTACGACCGGCGGCGTCGGTGTTGCGGCTTCTGGCTACGGCATGGGCGTCGGCGACATCGCCAGCGAGCTTGTGCAGGAGGGCGAGTTCGAGGGCGGCAGCGCCGCGCTGACTGGCGCCGTGCCTTATGCGGCTCTCGAGTTCTTGGGCCCAGCCGCTCGGCCGTTTCGTGGCGTCGCCGGCAACGCTCTTGAGGCAGTGGCCGAGGGCTACTTCCGACGTATCGGCAAGGAGCTGCCGGAGAACATTGTCGAGGAGTTCATCAACGAGGCCGGCCAAGAGATCATCAAGACGTACACCGTCGCCGGCGTCAAAGAGGAAGAGGTCGAGCTCAACACCGAGCAGCTGCTGGAGTGGTTCAACGCCGGCATGGCCGGTGCCGCTGGTGGTGCCGGGATGTCTGCCGGATCATCGGTCTTCATTGAAAACCAAGCGCGTCGCATGGGCGCCATCATGCGCGAGCAGGCCCGATACCTCGATCAGGACAACACGGCGGCGCGGATCGCCTCGCTTGAGCAGATGGCCGCCGACAGCAAGCTGAGAGGCCGCGATCCCGAGAAATTCGAAGCATACCTCAACACGCTCGACAACGAGCCTTCCATCGCGGTGCCGGCCTCCGAGGTGGACACGTTCTATCAGGGCGAGGTGGCCGATGAGGTTCTCGAAAAGATGGGCATCGGGCGGGCCGACTATGACAGCCTGATCGAGACCGGCGGCAGCATCGAGGTCAAGCAGGCAGCTTTTGCCTCATACTTCGCAAACACTGAAGCCTCAGCGCTCTTCACCGAGCACGGCAGTATCGGCGACGCAATGTCGGCCGTCGAGGCGCGGGCTTACCAAGAAGGTGTCGGCGAGACGGTCATGCGTGAGGTCGAGCAAGCTGCAGCTGAGCTGCCGGCCGGCGAGATCAATGATCAGGACCAGATACAGCAGGAGCTGACGCAGTCCATTTCCGCAGCGCAGCCCCGGGTAACACGCACGCAGGCAGCCGCTCAGGCGTCTGTCGCAAGCAACATCTTCGCCAGCATAGCTGCGCGCACAGGCACAAAGGTCGGCGCGCTCGCACAGCGTTACGGCCTCGAGGTTCGCGGCGCGAGCGACGTCCCCCTAGGCGTTGTCGCGGACACGGGGGCGGCGGTCCAACCGGCAGCGCAGACGTCGCCCCCAACCCCCGAACAAATAGTGGCTCAGGAAGAGGCTCGCCAGAGCACCATCTTCGAACAGGAAGGCATCGCCGATCTCGACATCGACGTTGCCCTCGATGACGGGACAACACAAACTATGAAGGCTGGCGACGTCAGAGCAGCGCTCGAGGAACGTCGCGACAAGGCGAGATCACTACTGGAGTGCCTGCGATATGGTTAAAGCTATCAGGATGCGCCGACGAGACCTGCCGGTCGTCGAGCTTGAGGGGGACAAGGAGCCAGCGGAAGTCGTGCGGCTCGAAAAGATTGTCGATGTTCAGCCGTCTGCTGATCTCACAGAAACCGAGGCCCAGCTGCGCACGTTGCGCCGCGAGGTCGCGGACCTTCGCAAACTCATGGCGAAGGGAAAGAAGGCCGGCGAAAACTATCGCTTTTACCCCCAGCGCGGACCCGACGGGCTCATCGAGCGCGTGGATGCTGTTATTCTCAAAGACAGCGCCACACTGCTTGAGCGCCACGCCGACCGCATGCACTGACCCTCAGCGGTCTATCACCTAAGGAGACTACCCCATGGCTAACCCAACAGTGGCCGCTGACCCCCACTCCATTTCTCAGGGTCGCATCCAAGCAGTATCGGACCTCGTCTTCGGCACACCCACCGGCGACGCGGTAACCGTCACCAGCGCCGGTTCTGAAATCCCGCGCCTCGTGGACAAAGAGTTCTTCGAAATCCGCAACCACCCGCAGACCACGAACAACGGCCTGTATCAGGTCGACGACGCAACGCCGCTCTCCTCAGCCGTGGACGTGCGCAAGGTGTCTGGCGCCGATCCCGTCGTGGACGGCACAGGTCGCGCGGTCGATGTTCTGGCCACGCTCGAGACAGCCGTGTCGGATGGTGTCTGGGCCAACGCTTCAGGCGACGAGGTGGACATCACCAGCGCCGGCGTCAACCTGCCAGCGCTCGAGATCGGTTCCCGCCTCATCGTTCGGGACCACTCAACAACCGGCAACAACGGCGTCTACGAAACCACAGCCGCTGTGACCAACGGTTTCACCTGCACCAAGCTGACGGGCATCGCGCCGGTCAACGCAGGCTCTGAGCCGGTGACGGTGGACAGCGAGCAGAAGAGCGTGTTCTGGGATACTGCAGCCCTCGGCATGTATATCCTCGAGCAACCGGGCATTGTTTCGGACGCGGTCTCTGACGCGGTCTGGGGCACGCCCTCCGGCGCAACTGTCGGCGTGACCTCGGCTGGCACCAATCTGCCCGTGGTTCGCATTGGCCAGAAGGTGCTGGTCGCGGCCCACGCGACGGCAGCGAACAACGGCTACTACGTCGTGCGCGGCATCACGACGGTCGGCGCCAGCTGGACGCTCGAGATGGTGTCGGACGGCCTGACCCCAGCGAGTGCTGCGTCTGAGGCGATCACCATCCAGACCGATCCCGCTGTCGATGACACGGGCGTTCTCGGTCAGCCCTTCTACTCCCGGGCGATGATCGACTTCCTCGACGACAACTTCCTGCGCAACAACGCCAGCTTCCCGATGCTCAACATTGACTCTGACGCTGGTAAGTATCTGGTCGGTCAGAACGCCGCGGGCAGCAACACGGGCTGGAATTTTGTGGACAACACAGAGTTCGGCATCCGCTCGAGAAAGCTGGTGCGGAACATGGGTTGGCAGGAGATCGACAGCAACGGCGCCGTGACCGCAGAATACGCGGCGCTTCGCGGCAACTCCTCGGTTGAGGACAACGACCGGGATCTGGCCTACTACCTGTTCGGCACCGACACGACCGTCGACAACACGGTGGACCTCGAGTTTGCCGGCCCTCCTGACGAGAGCATCAAGGTGCGCGATGCGACAGTCACACGCGCGCAAGCCACAGCTCTAAGCGGCTATGGTTTCGCTGCGGCC